ACAAGGCAATCGCGGAGATCAAGCGACTTCGGCAGGAGAACGCAACCCTCACCGCCGAGCGCGACGAGGCGAGGCGGGAGGTGTGTGGTCTGCTTGTTGCTTGCCACACCGATCCCGATGATGAGAAGCCTGACCCGAATCTCAAGAATGTCCACGCAGAGATTCGCGGCTGGGACTGCTTCAAGGAGAACATCAATGACTGACACCGAACTGTGCAAGCGGCTGCGCGACACCAACTCCCACATCACTCGATGGGGGTATGCGGTTGTCGCCGCCGACCGCATCGAGGAACTGAAGCGCGACCTGAACCGCGCCAACCAGCGCATCGGATTGTTTCTGCACCACGCATCCAAGAAGAAGAAGGCAAAGAGATGATCATCTCTCTCGACATCGAAACCTACGGTGCGTTCAAGTTCTTCGAGAACAAGGGCGTCGCCTGCCCGGACCAGACAGTCTTCCACCCCGAGCTGTCCCGCAAGGTTGACCTGGGCACCTGCCTACCCTGCCGCCTCGTACCCCAGTGCGCCGTCACCATCGTGACCGGCGAACCATCCGACCCCACCGGCTGGCAGCCTGGTGAGACCGCAGTCATTGACATGTGCGGTCCCGACGTGGCCGTCCTCGAAGACCTGCTCCTCAAGGCGGACACCATCGTCGGCTCGAACATCGTGTTCGACATCATGTACCTGCGGCAGTTCAAGAACATCGACCGCATCCTGAACGACGCGCCAAAGCCCACGCTCGTGGACACCGTGATCCTCTCGTGGATCCACTCGGGCGTCCGCAAGGAACGCTCGCTCAAGGCGCTCGGCCCTGCACTCGGCGCGTTCACCTACGACCGCACCCTGAAGTCCGGCAAGTTCGCGTTCCCAATGTGCGCCGATGCCATCAAGTACAACGCGCAGGACACGCACAACGCAGTACTCGCAGCACGCGCCTTGTGCCAGCGCATCGCAGACGAGCGTGGCCAGAAGCTGTCGCCGTCCGCAATCATGTTCCACTCCGAGCGCCTGTGGAACATCGAGAACCTCAGCCTCACCGGCCAGGCATTCAACCGGGACTGGCTGATCCAGCACATGGAGGACAACAGCGAACTGCACGACCAGCACGAGGACTTCCTGGCGCGCAGCGGCATCCTCATGTCCGGCGACGGCAGCGCCACCTCGCAGGCCAGGCTCATCGACGACGCGGTCACCGAGGCGAACCGGATCTTCTACAACCTGCACGACACCGGCCTCCTCGAGTACACGGACAAGCGGCGTGGCGTCCGCAACAACAAGGAGAACCGCAACATCCTGTCGGCCATCATCCGGCACGACCACCCGCACAGCCCGCTGTTCATGTCGCTGCAGGCAATCAACGCCTGCTCCTTCTACGAGTCCACCACGCAGGAATGCAACAAGATCCTGGCGGACAAGATCAACCGTGGCCAGGACACATCCGTCAACTCGGGTTGCGTCACCATCGGCAACAACCGCCACTGCTACCCCTCGTGGTACGGCGCACCCACGGAGGACGGCGGGGTGCAATCCGCCCGCCTGTCCTGCCGCCGGCCAGCAGCCCAGACCTGGAACAAGGAACTGCGCCGCATCATGGTCCCCACCAGGGGCAGGCTGTACCACCTGGACATGACGGCCTTCGAGCTGCGCATCGCAGCCGCCCTGTCCCGTGACCGCAAGATGACGGACTTCGCCTTCGCCGAGGACCCGTACTCCAGCCTCGGCCACAACCGCACCACCGCCAAGACCGCCCTGCTGGTGGGTGTCAACGGTGGCGGCGAGTCCAAGGCATGGCGCACCGCCATCGCCGTGAACGCCGAACTCATCACGCTCAACGAGGTGCGTGAACTGCCCGTCTTCACCGAGTGGACGGACTACCGCAACACCCGTGACATCTGGTTCCAGCAGGGCAAACTGGGCAAGCTTTCCCTGAGGGAAGCCGAGATCCTGTACAGCCACAACGCCAACAAGACCATCCACGACACGACCTCGTTCATGGTGCAGGGTCATGCCGCTGTCTTCATGTCGCTCCTCCAGTCGGAGATCCTCAACATCTCCAACCACCAGGTGGACTTCAACCTCCAGCTGCACGACGAGCTGGTGTTCCAGACTGACGCCGACAAGGACGAAGTCATCCGTGAATTCAACCGTGCCATCTACGACGTATCCAATCTGCTCTTCGGCACGGACTACCCCTTCACATACAAGCTGCAACCCCCTACCATCGACATGAGTGAAGCGGGAGTACACGATCCTCATTGACGAGCGGGAGAAGAAGCCACTCACCTTCCCCGAATACATTGTGTGCCTGGACCCCACCAGGGACGCGTGCCAACAGTCGGGTATCACCGTGCGCCTCCGTACACAGAAGCGAACGATGAAGACCGGTGACTACCGAATTGACGGGCATGCTTCCGTGGTCGAACGCAAGGGGTCAATCGACGAGATTGCCCAGAACCTGCTCACCCAGGACGGCCGCCGCCGGTTCGCCGATTGCTGCCGCCGCCTCCGGGACGAGACACCACGCCCCATGCTCATGCTCGAGGGGCTGGTGGGGATGCCCGAAGTCAAGGCAGGAAAGCCGCACCCGGGTCTTGCGATTGATGCTCTTATGCGTATCCTTCAAGAGCACGACATCCAGCTGATCGTCCTCCCCACCGGCACGCAGGGCCAGCGAAGAGCAGCAGCAGAGTGGGTCGCACGATGGCTCATCACACAGGAACACCATGTCACACGTCCAGCTCACCACGGAAACCAAGAACTACCACAAGCTGACGGGCTTCACGGTCGGCGCGACGACCAACCCGACTGCAATCGTGACCACGACCAAGCCTGCCGCGCAGGCGTCGCGTAGCACGGTCTTCGGTTCGTCGCTGAACTACATGAAGTTCAAGATCTACAGCAGCGGCGCTTCGCCTGCGCCGGGCGTGTTCATCTACGGATGGAACTACTGCCCCGAAGTGGTGGGCTGGGTCCCCCAGCTCCTGTACTCCGGCACGACCACGCTGTCGTCTGCGTCGCAGGTCCTTCCCAATGTCGGCACCGTGTACGAAGTGACCAACCACACGAAGGTCACCGGCGACGCCAAGATCTTCAGCGGCCCCACGACCACGACCGAAGGCGCGTTCCTCCTGGTCGACACCCTGGGCTGCGAATACATCGAGGCTTCGTTCACCGTTGCCTCGGGTACCCCCACCATCACCGTCATCGCGGCTGGGCTCTGATGTTCCGGAGCCGGACCTGGGCGCTGACCGAGTTTGCGTATCGCTCGCAGCGAGCGCGGACCTATGCCCTTGACGGGGGTGGCGGCGTGTCTCCGCTGCTTGGTCCGTTCGTCTACAACGGCGGCACGTCAACGTCCTCGACCTACACCGAAGAGCTGAACGGCAAGGACTCTTCGTTCACGACCTGGCAACGAACCATCATCCCGCCTGACGCGGGCGGAAATTACGCTGAGGCCTGACCATGGCAGCAACAAACGTTGACGCACAGATCTGTGTCCGCCGCGACACCGCAACCAACTGGGCAGCATCGAACCCCGTTCTCCTCAACGGCGAGGTGGGGTACGACACCACCAACAACAAGATCAAGATCGGCAACGGCACCAGCACCTGGACGGCCCTGTCGTACACGGCAGATAGTGCGCTCGGCACGGTGACCAGCATCACTGCCGGCACTGGTCTGTCCGGTGGCACGATCACGAGCAGCGGAACCATCGCCGTCTCTTACGGCAGCACCAGCACCACCGCCTGCGTTGGCAACGACTCGCGCCTGTCCGACGCCCGCACCCCGCTGTCACACACGCACGGCAACATCACGAACGCCGGCGCAATCGGCAGCACCGCCAACCTCCCGATCATCACCACCACTTCCGGCGTGCTGACCGCGGGTAGCTTCGGTACCACGGCCAACACGTTCTGCCAGGGCAACGACTCCCGACTGTCCAACTCACGCACTCCAACCGGATCTGCCGGTGGGGACCTCACGGGCACCTACCCCAACCCGACCATTGCCAACGGCGCGGTGACCGTCGCCAAGATCAGTGCAACGGGCACGCCAAGCGCAACCACGTACCTGCGAGGGGATGGTTCATGGTCCACTCCTGCTGGTGGTGGCGGTGGAACAAACATCACCGACTACGAGAACGTTGCTTACTGGGCCACCGACTTCTTCGGCAAGGCACCAATGGCGTTCCCGGCTCTTGACAACGATGAACAGAACTATGGCTGGTGGGTGAGTGCTACCGGTTGGGGATACATTGACTTTGTTGGCATGAGTTTTGCCAACCACCCCGGCGTAGTGGCAATGAACATTACAGGTACGAATCAGTACCTGGGAATGGGAATGGATCTTGCTACGTACGGGACCATTACAAACACAAATCTTGTTTCGATAAACGCCGAAGCTGTTTGCGTGGTCGCTCGCATATCGCCGCTTGAACCATTTGTACTCAACGCAGGCTTGATCTACGACTCAGTCCAAATGATGTTTGGATCAGGTGGCAGCTACTACGGCTACTACTTCCGAGCAACCAATGGAGTGAACGGTGGAAATTGGGAGTGCGTTTACCGGGTGAACAACACCCTTATAAACAATCCAGTCGAATACACGATTGACAGTGGAGTGGCGATTCCGGGAGATGTAATCAGTACCGGAGCCTGGGCAAACCTGAAGGTGACCTACACGCAAGGAACTGTTGGTGCGCCTGAACCCACCGTGCGTTGGTACATCAACGGAACGCTTGTTGCCACCAAGGACATGAACACGCTGCCTGCAAACCGTGCGGTCTGGCCGGGCGGGGGATCTTACTCCTCTCCCACGTATGGAACTGCGGTTGTTCTTGGATCCGGAGTTGACAATCTTGGTGTGGTCCTGGTGGACTACATGCACTTCATCGGCTCTGTCTCCAGAGCTAATGATCCCGGAACAACTATCACCGTTGAGGCGTAACCAATGAAAACTGTTTACATCAGCCCAGATAACATTGTCATCGCTGTCAAGGCTGGTGATTGGACCAACAACAATCCGCAGCGCATCCTGATTGAGGATTCAGAAGCGTGTTCGCCGAACATGATCTATGCGCCGGATGAGACTCCGCGATTCAAGTTGCCGCCGCGTCCAGTGTTTAAGCCACCTGCTCCTCGCTGGACCGCATTCCAGTTCCTGCTGCGGTTCACCGAAGAGGAGCGCGAGGCGTTCCGCGTTGCGGCACTAACGGACGGCAAGGTCGCTGACTTCATCCAGCTCTGTGGCGCGGCCAGTGAGATCGAGTCCACGCACCCCATGACCGTTGCCGGCATGGCTTACTTGGTGTCGCAGGACCTGCTGACGCAGGCTCGTGCCGACGAGGTTCTGAGGGGCTGATGTTGCGCGACCGCACATGGCCGCTTGCGACCAGCGCGCTCCAGCGTGCGCGCCAGGCCCGCACCTCCCCCCTTACCCCCGCGGCGGGCGGGGGAGGCGGCGTCACGCCAAGTCCTACTCCAAACTGGACGGACATGACCGACGTGACGCAAGGCAATTGGCAGCAGATCACGGGCATTGGTTCAACCATTACCCTTTCTGCGCTGCAGAATTTCCCGACCTTTCCGGCGACGCTCACTGTCCGAGCAATTGTCAACAACTCGGCAAGCACGGTGGGCGCAACCTTCACAACCTTGCCAAGTGGCGTGACCACCACTTTTACCGTGGCGCCAAATCAGTATGTTGCTTTCGACCAAGGTTGGGAATCGTACGGAGTTGGAACTGTTACGATTAAGAACGTCACTGATGGGAATACCACCCTCGACACTTTCACCATTTACGTCTCCCCGTAACCAATGACACTTGAGAACAACGGTACTGTGGTGAAGCTTTCGGCAGGCAACTGGATCGCCATCGTGGCGATTGCCGTGACCGTGCTGGGCTTCCTTATCCCCGCTTACCTGAACCACGACCGGTTGCTCATGCAAGTCGTCGCCAACCAAGACAACATCAGCCGCCGGCTGGACAAGATCGAGGACCGCCTTGAGGCTGCTGCTCCTCATCCTGGCCACTGACCTGTGGCTGGTGGGGTGCAGCCCGCTTGCTCGGGTCGCGCACAACTCCACGGAGATCCAGCAGGAAGCGCAGATCCTCATTGACCACGGACGGCAGGTGGGTGACCAGGAGGTCGTGACCCATGCCGAACGAATCCACGATCTTGCTGCTGACATCCATGGCCAGCTACCTGGCCTTGAGGACAAGGTACCTGCGTGGCTTACCACCCTTTGGTGGGTGGCTGCGGCAGCAGTGGTTGTCGGCCTGTGCGTCATCCTCTGGCAGACCGGGATCGGCACCGCCATCCGGGTCGCCATCGGCTGGATCCCGCGCAAGAAGGTTGTTGACGCCGACCTTGCTGCGGGAATGCTCGACCCAGACAAACCGGAAGACGCTCGTGAGTATGTCGCTGCGCGACGAGCGTCCGATCCAGAGTTCGATGCCGCGTGGCGACGCATCCACAAGGAGAAGTCATGACGACTCTCGCTGACATCTCGTCGTTCCTCGGCTCGCTCTGGTTTTCGCTGATGCTCGGAGCCGTTGGCTTTGGCGCCGGCTGGTTCCTCTGCAAGAAGTACGGCTCGAAGTTCTGAGTGAAGCAAACGCTTCACCCGGACCGATGACAATGAAATGCGCGGGCGGGTCGCGTGTGCGCCGCCCGCGCATTTCCATTCCCCTCAGGAGAGACAGACATGCCCCCCGAAACCGAAACCCCCAAGGTCCCCACCAGCGGTGGCCAAGATGCCGCCGACTGGCTGCACTACCACGGCCTCGCCCCACGTGGTGTTGGCATCCGCTCGTCCGACTACCGCTCCCTGCGCTCGTGCCCGTTCTCGTGGTACCTGAGCCGCCGCCTTGGCCTCGTCAAGGCGTCCCGTTACAGCGCGGCCCTGTCCCGTGGTTCGTGGGCGCACCTGGCGTTTGCCGCCTACTGCCTCCGCAAGAACCGCGAGGCCGCCCTCGACATGTACGACCGCACCATCGAGCTGCGCCTTGAGGAGCTGCGTCGCTTCGGCAAGTCCGCGGGCCAGTCGCCTGACCTTGTGCGCGAGATCCTGGCCCGCGAAGAGAAGGATGCCCGCACCGCGTGGGCCTGGTTCTCCGCTTCCATCAACGTCCAGTTTGCGTTCAACGACGACAGGCCCAGTGGCCGGCTGTCCGGCTGGATTGACCACGTCGAGGTCGTGGCACAGGAGCCGATGCTGCGGTGGAAGGACTGTGTCATCCAGCCCGACGCACTCATCCGGTTCCCCAAGAAGCCCGATGACTTGTGGATCGTCGACTTCAAGACCACAAGCAGTAGTGCCACCGAGCGACTGCAGGCGTGTCCCATCGAGTTCCAGACGCAGCACTACTTCCACGTCATGAACCAGTTGGACATCAACGAGTTCAATGCCAAGCGCCTGGGCGGCGTGATCCACATCGCGGTGCAGAAGCCCACCATCGAGTTCGGCATGAAGGACCGTCCCTTCACGCTCGACACGACGCCGCTCAAGAGTGGACCGCGCAAGGGTGAACCGCGCAACGAGAAGGTCTACCTCGGCGAACCGGACCCCACCATCTACGAGCAGCGATGCTACGAGTGGTATACGGGAACGGGCGAGTACCTACATCTTGAGCCCGAGCGACTCACGAATCCGTGCATCAACATTTCGTACACGTCAGCGACGCATTTGCTTGATCCCAAGCTGATCGCGCAGTACAATGCACGCCTCGAGTTTTGCCGTTCATATGCGAACCGCGAACCCTATCCGGACAACTTCGAGATGGGCGATCCGATCCAAGGCACTGGCACACCCAGCCAGTACCTGTCGTTCATGGTGACCGATCCGGTCGTGTGGCCGGACATCGTGCGCACGGAGAACTTCGTGCAGCGTGACCGTGATGACGCCGTTCCCGAAGGAGACATGGCATGAGCAGACCCCACCCGCTGACCGCATTCGAGCAGGAGATCCTCGAGAAGATCGTTGCGCCCAAGATCGCACACCTGGTGCAGAGCGCAAACGGATCCATCGACTCGCGCACCCACCTGCTCAGCGAGTTCAACACCGAGCACGGCACCAACATCACGATGGCCACGTTCAGCGAGTGGTGCGACAAGCTGGGCATCGTGTTCGAGAAGCGAGTCGTTGTGAAGATCCCCGGCTACAAGGCTGCAACGCGTGAAGTCCAGCCCATCAGCCAGCAGGCTGCCGACGAGTCCGTCGTCGCGCAGTTCGACGAACCACGTGAAATGCCGGATTCCCCGGCCAACTATGCGGCAGGCGAGAGGATGGTCCTGCCGGGTGGTATGCGCGCACCAACCTTCCTCGACCCATAAGGCACCATCATGACACATGCCCTTGCAACCGGCAAAACACTTGCGTCCAAGTACCCTTCCCTCGGCTCTTCGGTGGTCACTGGCCGCGTCCCTCTCGGGCGCATGCTTGGCCTGGTGGTTGGCGAAGCAGGCGCTGGCAAGTCGTTCCTCCTGCAGTCCAACCCCAACGCATTCATCATCAACCTCGACGAGACTCCTGCCGTCTGCCCCACCAGCGAGGCCGTGATGTGGCCCGTGCCCGGTCCTGACGGTCGTGCCACCGACGAGAAGGGCAACCCCATGGTCCTCTCGTGGAAGCTGGTGGAGGAGAAGCACAAGCAGCTTGTCGACCTCGCCACCCGCAACCAGCCCCGGCCGGAGACCGTCGTCATCGACACGCTCGGTGCAGCCATTCGCTTGCTGAGGCCGCACATCGCCAGCCTTTACGGCCGCGAGAAGTTCACCGACGTGGACGGCCGGCTGGGCTGGGAGCGGTTGTTCGACACCTTGATCGAGTTCGGCGCTTCGCTGCGCCGGCACGGCTACGGCGTCTTCTACATCGCGCACCTCTCGCGCAAGCACATCCCGCTCAGCGAGAACCAGCACGTCGAGGAGTACAAGATCCTCATCTCGGACGGCCTGTACGCGCGCATGTTCCCCATGTTCGACCTGGTCGTTCCCATCACCACCACCTGGGATGTCGTCGAAGAGAACCGCGAAGTCGAAGTCAAGATCGGCGAGCGTGTCATCAAGAAGACCGTGACCGAGAGCAAGAAGATCCGACAGCACTTCGCCACATTCTCAAACCCGAAGCTCGAGGGCATCGCCAAGGTCCGCACCATGCAGCCCATGGAGACCCTCAAGCTTCCGACCGACTCTGCATGGGCAACCCTGCAGGCTGCGTACGACGCGGCGAACGCGCCCCGCTGACGCGGGGGGCGCGTATCGCCTTCCTCACTCACCGTTTCCGTTTCCGTTTCTTTCCTCTTACTTGGAGCATCAGATGCCCATTGACAACAAGGTCAAGACCGTGTTCGCCGCCCTCAACTCCACCTTCCAGAACGTGCAGGCCGATGCTGGCCTGGGCGCCCTTGGATGGTGGCCGGAGGCCGGCAACCACGACTGCATCATCACCGACGTGAACATGCAGGAGTCCCCGTTCAAGCAGTCGGACGGCCAGACGTTCCCCGGTTTCGAGATCCAGTTCTCGTACCAGCTCATCAACGACCCGGGCCAGGAAACCCCCCGCCGCTGGGTGGGCCAGCCGTTCCGCATCCCGGCCAGCATGGACCCCCTGACGGACCCCAAGGCCAAGACCCGGGCCGAGATGGAGCTCAAGCGCCTCAAGGGGCACCTGACCACCTGCCTGCGCCGCGACCCGCAGGACATCGGCGTGGCCCTGGGCGAGCTGTCCAATCGTCTGGAAAACACCGACTCGGTCATTGCGGTCGTCGTGAAGTGCCAGTACGATGAGTTCAACGGCAAGACCTACCGCAAGGAGTACCTGCAGAAGGCCCTGTCGACCTGACCACCAAGCCCCACCAGCCGGGGAGGGGTGCAGCCCACAAGGCGCCCCCTCCCCTCATTGGTGGGAGAGACCCCCGGATAGGGGCCCCGTGTTGATGAAAGTCCACGGGGCCCTTTTCATTTTGCACCTTAGGATGAGGGCATGCCTTACGAATCCACCATCGTCGTGTCGATCCCAGACCAAGGCACTTACCAGGAGATCAAGGAGCACATCGCTGCATGTGCAAGCATCCATGACCTGGCACCTGACCGCTGGTCAATCTGCGTCACCAGCCAGCCAAACAGCTCGTGGGGATTCATCTACTACAGTCACCCGTCCCCATCAATGCTGGATCAGGTGAACTACAGCTGGCAGCAGAGATTCGAGAACTGTGCAATCGAGCGCATTCACCGCATCACGCAGGCAAAGTTCTTCGAGACGCTTGCAAAGAACACGAAGTCCGGATTCATCGGCATTGACATGGTTGATCATCTGATGGAACTGTCCAACAAGGGCGTTACCACCAACGGCATGATTGAATGGATGCACGAGGTACGACGCGACGCCATCATGATGATCGGCGCACTGCAGCAGGCGCGGGAGGCACCGTATGAACCAGGAAAGGACTCAGCGTCTTACCCTTGAAACGGGCTGGGCGCTGGGCCGTGGTGGCCGGCTGGAAACCCAGCGGCTGTACCTGAACACCACGATCCCGCGCCAGTGGATGCCGTCACGCCATCGCAAGCGTGGCACATCCCACATCCTCACGTGCGAGTTCCCCACCAACCCGCGCCGCTGGTGGGCGCTGGTCCGTTACGTGCTTGCCGCCGACCGCGACCCACCCGACGACCTGGTGGGGCCCTACGAACACGAGCCCTACCGCGTGCGGCACGCCGCCAACACCTACACCCGCACGTGGGCCACCGGCGACGACATCCACATGTCCACCACCATCAACCGCCGCACCGTCTCCCAGATTGCCGAGGCGTGCGACGGGCTTGACCCGATTGTGGTCGGATCGAGGTTCGTCGATCGCTTGATTCTTGGCGCGGTGCGTTGGCACCACGTGCCTGCGGTTGTCGAGCTGTGGGTTCCACTATCGCTTCGGCAGGTTTGACCATACGTACATTGCGCCCTGTTCAATCGGGTACTTGGGACCGGACATTGCGCTGGGAACGCTCTCGCTCAACACGTCCTTGTACTGCTGCTGCAGGTCCTTGTCCATCGTGTTCACGGTACGTCCAGCAACGCTCTCCTCGCGGATCTTGACGGCTTCCTTCATCTGCTGCTGCGTCACCGTCAGCGGCATCCCAAACTGCCGCTCGTAGTTTGCCTTGATCTTGGCCGCCTTGCTCATGTTGTTTGCAAGGACCGACGCAATCCACTCACGTCGCTGCTCGCGCATCTGGTCCCGGTTCTTCAACAGGAACTGCGTCACCTCGGTCTGGTTGTTGAACCGACCCATGTCCGTTCCCATGGCGCGCAGCACGATGTCGCTTCCGGAGTACATGCCCAGGAGACGGCTGTCCTGGTCGAAGATCGGCACGTTGCCTTCCTCGTCACGCTGGTCCCACGCCGCATACCGCTTCTGCAGGCCAAGCGCTTGGAGCGTCTCGCTCTTCGGCATCGCTCCAAGCGCACGGCTGATCGAGACGCCGGCAGGCAGCATCAGCGGGATCACGTCCGCCATGACGTCGCGGTCCCCACCGGCCATGATGGAGCGGATGCCCGAGTACATGGCATCGGCAAACGGCGGCACAGGAAGCTGCAGCTCCTTGTCCTTGTCGACGTCGATGTCCGGCATGAAGCCAACCGCAAGGCCCTTGCTGATGTCCGCGCCAAGCATGTTCTTGCCGATCTCGTAGGCAATGGCAGACACGCCCAGCATCCGCATGGTGTCCAGACCCCAGACCGCAACGGGATTCGAGATCTCACGTCCGAACATCTGGCGCGAACCACCAATCATCCCAGGCATGGTCACGATGTTGACCGCCGAACGCACCGGGAACTGGAGGAACTGCCTGATCGCCGGGTTCCGTAGGTAGTCCGTGTAGAACATCAGCGGGCGGTTCAGCGGACTGCTGCCGAACTGCATGGCCTCGACCGCGGAACGCGCCTCCTGCACCGCACGATACGGATCCAGCTTGCTCGAACGCGCGCCCTGGATCCAACCTTCCTCCGCTGCGTTCAGCACCGCATTGCCCGTGGCAAGGCGATTCACCATCTCGGTGATCTGGAACGGCTTCATCACCATCTCGAAGACGCCGTTGCCCTTCGTGATCTGCGCTCCGAATCCCGGCTTCTCGACGGCATCCCATGCATTCGAGATGTCGGAGATCTCGCGCATGTTGACGCGCACGTTGCCGGCAAGCTTCCGGTACATCGTGCTGTCCATGGCGGCTTCAATCTGCGCGGGGCTGGCACCAGGCCCAAGCGACGCACGAGCCTTCGAGTACTCGTACATCTGCTCGATGGTCTGCGCATACGCGCGCACGGTGTTCTTGAACCCAAGCTGGTGCAAGTTGTGCAGCGGCTGCAGCAGGTTGGTCATTGCCGTCGACAGGTTCAATCCCATCGTCGAGCCGTAGAACATCTTGGCGACTTCCCCACCGAGCGCAGTGGAATCGGTTGGGGCAGACGAACCGTACCTGCGCATGCTGCGCACAAATCGCTCCGCAACGCCGCCATGCTTCTCGACAGCCTTGAAGAAGTCGCTGTTCGAGATCTGGAACATCTTGCCGCGCAGCCAGCTGCTCATGGCGTGCGTTGCCCCGTCTTCGACGCTCCTGTACCCGAACAGGGACGGCAAGACGTGGTCGTTCATCGCCTTGACGATGTACGTGTTCGAGCCGGCCTGCTCCTCAAGCGCGAGCATGTGCGTGTCGATGATGTCGTACATGGAGAACCCACCTGCTGGCTGGTTCTCGGGATTGATGTACGACGCACGCCTCGTTGCAGGGATCCCCTTCTCGCCGGTGGGGCCCGGGTAGTGGATGTTCGTCTTGGGAAGCGGGTAGTCGCGCAACGCAGCCAGCACCGCAGGGTCGTCAAACGGCTTGGTGCTGAACAGGGCGGCGTCGCGTGCGCTGGTGACGATGTACTTTTGGATCGAGATGTCGGGCGCCATCGTGTGCACCTTGTAGGTGCCACGGACGTTCTTCATCTGCTGGTTCTTGATGTCGGCAATTGCCCTGGCGCGAGCATCCCTCAGCTCCGGTGTCTCGCCATATCGTTCGGCAAGCGCATCAAGATCATGCGGATCAATCGGTATGGATTCCCGCACACGCATGCGCGTGCTGGGACCGGGCTTCACGCTCTTGTTGAAACCCTCCACGTAGGAGCCTGGGCGCGAGAACGAACTGGGTTCGACCTCAACGCGGCTGCCACCAACATCCTGGAAGGACGTCGTCGTGTTGCGTGGCATGTAGTGCGGGTCGTCCAGCATGATCTTGTAGGTGTCCACAAGAAGCTGCTGAATCTCGTTTGCGGTCATCCCCCTGCCGGGATACTTGTTTGAATACTCGACTAGCGCGCCGGCAACCTCTTCCGTCAGGAGGCTGTTGACGATTGCCGCGCTGTCGTAGTTCAGCCGACCGTCCTTGCCGATGACGCCCATCTTCTCCATCTCCGTGATGGAGCCACGGGCAACCCGCAGGATCTTGTCGTTGTCCGGGACAAACTCACCAGTCCGCTTGAAGTGTTCTTCGTCACCGAAGATCTTCGACTTGGTCGCGGTCTTCAGTTTCTTGATGCCGTCGATCAGTTCGCCAAGACCGTACTTGGCAACATCCTGGTTGAGGAGGGCCACGTCCCCCACCATCCTGCCGCGCGGCATCGTGACGTACTCGATGTCCAGGCCGGAGTGCATGGGCGAATCGCCGCGCACAAGCGTGTCGGGATCAACAACCTGGAAACCGCGGTACTTGCCTTCGTGCTTGTCCTGGGTGCTCTGGGAATCGTGGCGCGTGCGGTCCATGAAAGGACCCCACTCCATCACGCCCTTTTCGTTGCGGTGGAACAACGCGTTGTTTTCGTTGTCGGCAACGGCACGCTCAAACTTCTTGAACTCCTCTGCCGATCCGACGTCAATCCATTCGCGCTTCAGCTCGCCCTTGGAATCACGCCACGTGGTCATCACCTCGTAGCGCATGGGCTTCAGCCCGCTGACGTACTTAGACGCACCCTCGACATCCAAACCTGCAAGCTTGGACTGCATGGCACGCCGGATGACCTCGAGCTCCTGCTCCACAGCAGCATTGGGAGCCATGCTGGGGTCCAAGCTGGTCACCTTGACGTTGTGACGGCGGCTTACTCCCTCCAAGACCTTCTCAAGTGCCGGGGTGACGTAGCCGCTCAGTTCGGCCTGGGTGGCCTGCATTTGCCCTGGGAGGCCTTCCAGCAGCGCAGGGATCGGAGTGTTGTGCAGTTCCTGCGCCGCGCTCAGGGCCCGAATGCCGCGCAGGAACGGCCACTTGGACTTGGCCCACTCCCCGTACCCCGCACTCTTGATGCCGCCCGTGAACATGCGCCCGCTGCGCGCAAAGTTCTTGGTTGCCATGGCCCCACCGGCCACAAAGGCAAGCCATGTCAGCGGGTTGCCCACAACGTCAAGCACCGTGTCCACCACAGGGTTGTCGCCCGTGGACTTCTTCAGACCCTCAAGATACGACTGCCGCTCACGAGGCGACAGCGCCGCAGGATCCAATAAGGTCCTGCGGACGCTGTCGGTGGTCGCTATCCCGTTGCCCAGCTGGGTCAGGATGACGGAGGGCTTGTCGTAGATCCTGATCGGATCAAACACC